TATGCGACATCTCGCTGATGGTGTTGTCATGGCAGGTAAGATAGCTGTGACAGATTTTGTTGCACCAACAGATAAAGCACGTGACGCATTTGCTCCTGACTATGTTATATGGATGGACACTGTACAAAAAAGTAAATCTGTAAATGGTCCTGCAGCAAAAGGTAGTACGTTTGAACAAACAGACAAAATGTTTGAAAAACCATCTCGTTGTAATTATCATGTTGCTGAATGGTTTGAGGATACTCATGCACAACTATTACCTATTATCAAAAACTATATGGAAAGGAATCAATAATGGAAGTATTACTTCTACTTGCAGCTGGCGTTGCAGCTCATGAATATTTAAAAGAACCTGAAGTGGTAATCCCACCAGCAGAAGTGCGTATGCAAACAGAAATGGTATTACCTACGGGTGAAAAGCAATTGCTAGCATCAATCGATTGGTCAAAAGCTGGTAACTTTAGACAAACCTCCAGTACAAATAATATAGAATGGGTGATTATTAGTGAGTAAGTTTAATCCATGGAAGTTTGATCCATTAAGTCCTACAGTACAGATGCTCGGTCGCTGGCAACCATGGCATGATGGTCATACAGAACTCTTTCGCCGTTGTCACGCTATGACAGGTCAAGTTGCTATCATGATTCGTCAAGTACCAGAAAAACGTGAAGCAAACTCTCGTGTGCCTGGTCAAGATGATAATCCATTTGATATTGAGACAGTCAAACAAAATATTATTGATGGATTGGCAAAAGAAGGGTTTACATTTAATGAAGACTTTGTTATAATAGTATTACCAAACATCGTTGACATTAGTTATGGTCGTGGTGTTGGTTATACATTTACAGAGCATGATCTTGGTGAAGCCATTCATAATATTTCAGCTACCAAGATTCGTGCGCAGATGAGAAAAGAAGGTCAACTTGCAGACAAATCTTGAACAAACAATCTTACGAAATCTTCTGACTGATGAAAACTATATGCGTAAGGTATTACCTTTCATCAAACCAGATTATTTTGAAGGTGTTTATCGTATATTATTTAAGGAAGCTGGTAGGTATGTTGGCAAGTACAATAAACTTCCGACTGCTGAATCATTTAAGATTGAACTTGATCAGACAGATAAATTAAGCGGCGAACAATACACTATGGCAGTAGATATTCTGCCACAATTGTTTTCTAAAGAACAAATTGATGATCAATGGTTACTTGATACTACAGAAAAATGGTGTCAAGATCGTGCCATCTATAATGCAATTATGGAATCTATTTCTATTATTGATGGCAAACACGAAACAATGACAAAAGGTGCATTGCCTGATCTTTTAAGTAAAGCTCTTGGCGTTGCATTTGATACAAACGTAGGTCACGATTATGTTGAGAACTATGAAGAACGTTTTGATTTCTATCACACCGAAGAAGATCGTATCCCGTTTGATCTCGACTATTTTAATCGTATCACAAAAGGTGGTGTACCGCGTAAAACACTTAACATTGCCCTTGCAGGTACTGGCGTTGGCAAGTCTCTATTTATGTGTCATGTCGCTGCTGGCGCTCTGGTAGAAGGCAGAAATGTCTTATACATAACTATGGAAATGGCAGAAGAACGTATCGCAGAACGTATCGATGCAAATCTTCTCAATACACCAATTGATCAACTACCCAACATGTCACGCGATATGTTTAGAACTAAAGTTGAAGACATTGCTCGTAAGACAGAAGGTAAGTTAATTGTAAAAGAATATCCAACAGGCTCTGCACATGCTGGTCATTTTCGTGCACTGTTAAATGAATTAAAATTAAAGAGACAATTTGAACCAGATATTATCTTTATCGATTATCTTAATATTTGTGCGTCATCTCGTATGAAAGGAATGGGTGGTGCTATCAATAGTTATAACTACATTAAAGCAATTGCTGAAGAGTTACGTGGGCTTGCGGTCGAGTTCGATGTACCAGTATTTTCAGCCACGCAAACGACTCGTAGCGGCTTTTCGAATAGTGATGTTGGTTTGGAAGATACGTCTGAGTCTTTTGGTCTGCCAGCTACGGCGGATCTTATGTTTGCTCTTATCGCGACTGAAGAGCTTGAGCAACTTGGTCAGATGATGGTCAAACAATTAAAGAATAGATATAATGACCCTACACAGCATAAAAGATTTGTGATTGGAGTTGATCGATCTAAGATGAGATTGTATGATGTTGATGTACAAGAACAAACATTGACAGACGATACTCCAGTCTTTGATAAAACAGAAGCAGGACAAAGGTTTAAGGATTTTAAGCTATGAAATACAAAGGACCAACAATAAGCACCTATTGGGGTGATGAAGAGTTTGCCGATCGAATGGCGAATGTTATGCTCAACGAAATGGGATTTTATGTTGATATGTACAAAGATGAAAAGCTTGTAGAAAGCAGGCCTTTGTATGAACATAGCGAGATCTATGCAGAGAATGCAGCAGAAAATTACGTAATGGGAATCTTGAATCCATGAATGTAAGATTAATTAGTTATAGTAAACCACCGGAGGAAATCTATGTTGGGGAAAATATCCAGGAACTCATTGCGTATTGTGCCCGTGTCTCGAATCCATCGAACCAAGACAACGCCGAAACGTCAGAAAGATTATTACGATATCTCATCAGAGAAAAACACTGGTCGCCCTTCGAAATGGTTAGCGCTTGCTTGGAAGTGACAACTACACGTGATATTGCAAGACAACTATTAAGACATAGGTCATTCTCTTTTCAAGAATTTAGTCAAAGGTATGCAGATCCAACAAAGGATCTTAAATTTTCTATACGTGAAGCACGTCTACAGGATACAAAAAATAGACAAAATAGTATTGAAGTTGATGACGGCGATCTTAAATTAGATTGGGTAAAAAAACAATCAGAAGTAATGGTACAAGCAAAGAAATCATATGAATGGGCAATTGAAAATGGAATCGCTAAAGAACAAGCTCGTGCGGTATTACCAGAAGGTATTATGGAATCTCGACTCTATGTTAGCGGAACCATCCGGTCCTGGATTCATTATATCGACCTACGTTCAGGTAACGGTACACAGAAAGAACACATCGAAGTAGCAAGAGCATGCGCAGCTGCTATTGAACCTATCTTCCCTATGATTATGGAGTTTTGTCATGAAGATTGATTATAAATTTAATGAAAAGAATCTTATCAATGAATTTCAAAAATACATTGATTCAACATATGATTCACATTACTCGAAAGATAAATTCCAAGCCACCGAGTTTATTATTGACGGTGGTCATGGAACAGGTTTTTGTATTGGTAATGTGTTGAAATATGCTCAACGATATGGTAAGAAGGGTACTGATGATGATGCTCGTAAGGATCTCATGAAGGTATTGCACTATGCACTGATTCAGTTATATGTTCATGATTCTTTAGAACGTTGAACGCACTCAACTTTGAAAGTTTCAAACGTTTTATATCTAAAGGTATCGTATACTCTTTCTCTATGGTATTCACAAGTCTCTAAGTCTACATATGACAAGTGGTCATAGTTGTAGACATTAGAACCTATTATGATAAGTAACGCAAAATACAATCTGTATACCTTTTCTTGATACTTTCTGTTTTCTTGTCAATTTCAGTTTTTTGATATGGTACATCATATCTTTCAACCATCTCGTATGCATATGCACCAAAGAATAAACACCAAAGTAAGTATGCAATTATAATCCAAAATAAATAAATCATATTGATGCCAACATTGCTATAAATGCACCAGCACCTATGACAACGACTCCACCAATAATAGCAACCATCTTCATTTGTTCCCAGAACTCGGCTTCTTCTTTTCTTTTTTGTATTGCAGCGAGTCGTGCAGCTTCTTTTGCTTCTGCAATTCGCCTTGATCTCTCATCAATAATACCTTGCCAAGTTCCCGGGCCGAACCGAAGATCTACAAGATTTCTCATCTCTTGCATTTTTTCTTCGGCTAACTTGGCATCAATTACTTCTTGTGCTACGCTGTTAATTCCAAATTGATCTGCTAATCCAAGTTTTGATTTCTTGTTTCTACCTTTTTGCACATCTTCAGCTCCACGAAATAATCCGTCGATTGCACCTGCTATTTCACCTACGTCTTTTGCTGTATCGATATTTGATTTTATGAAATCCACACTCGCCTTTACAAGTGAAATTCCAGCCAGTATCTCTGCTACTGCCATCTCGATCTACCTTTGTTATGATTAGATAGATGTAATTCAAATTTATTATGAAACTCACTCTCAGTAATATTTATATGTACAAGTGCTTAAACATGTGATATAATATACATATAAATAGAAATGATTCAGTGAAGCTGGATGGATGTAGACTGGACGTGGGGGCAGTACCCACCGCCTCCACCATAAAGAGTCTTATAATGGATGAAGTGTTATTGTGGCAATTTAGACAAAGATGCGTAGAATATATTTGTATCAATAACTATTCGATATATCACGCGAGACTCATTATGATGGGGGCGAAACAGGATCGACAGATACGTGAAGGCAGTGGAGAATCAAAAAAGTAAATGCAAACGATAACTTTGCTCCTGAGATGCGCCTAGCGGCATAATCTCTGGGCCCGCAGGAGCCTCGAAACAGAATCCTGCAACTTATTCAAAGGAGATAACATGGCACCTAGAAATCACAAGACCTGGTTAAAGAAGCCTAACGTAGAATATATTAGTAGTGAAATCTATCATTCTCATGCAATCTATAAGCAAGAGCAAGAAGATATTTTTAGTAAAGTGTGGGTACCTGTATGTCACATGTCAGAGATGTACAACAAAGATGACTATCGAATCATGACAATCGCAGGTGAAGAGGTCATTGTATGGAACACAGGTGATGGTGTCGAGGCGGCAATCAATCTCCAAATGAAAGGACCGAGAGGTAACTTTCATCTCATTCATAAAGGTTGTGGTAAGAAATTACATTGTGAAGTCAAACACGGTCAGATGGTATGGGTTACACTCGATTCAGATCCAAAACATACTGTAGAGGAGTGGACAGCAGGAGCGTTTGATTGTATCGCAGACGCAATTGATACTGAAGAGCTCGAGGTATTTCACTACCATAAAGCGATTATAGATACTAATTATAAACTATGGCATGATACTAACTCAGAATTCTACCACGACTTTATGCATTATTTTAACAGAGTGTCAGGATTCAACGATGAATATTTCGCAAGAAAAAATATTCCTTTTGATAACGGTCATGTTAATGTTAGCAGCTTTACTGTTAACTATGAAGAGTATGATGGATTTGAAGATCGCGGGGAATTATCTTTTCCCAATCTGCCGCCCAACCAGTGGTACATGGTCGATCTCTTCCCAGGCTTTAACTTCAACCTTCGTGGTTCCGCCTATCGTTCAGACACAGTAACACCACTTGGTCCGAATAAAGTGCTTATCGAATTTAGAGGTTACGGTTTACGCAAAGATACGAAAGAAGAAAGAGAAACTCGTATCAAGCATCATAACTCAATATGGGGACCATTTGGTCGTAACTTACACGAAGACCTGATCGGTGTGGCAGGTCAAGGGACTACAATGCGTGAAGGCACTGAAAATCGTAATATATTACATGGTCGACATGAGAATGGTACAATTCATGATGAAGTCGGTATGAGACATTATTACGAAAAATGGGGTGACTTTATGGGTATGAGTCCTACAATGACAAAGGCAGCATGATGGCTGAAGAAAAGAAAACTGGCGTTGTGGTAAAACAAGACCATAATGAATTTGAGTTGATGTTAAGATTTTTGGGTAATGAACTTATCGCAATTAGATTGGCGGCAACAAATTTCAACGGTAAGTTGATTATGTGGAGCATCGTTCTCATGATCTTTACGTTTATGATCATGGAGGTGTTCGGACTTAGCGCTATGCTAGGATTCGGCGATGACTTCTGATGAGCAATGATCCTTTCAAAAAAGTAGATAAATTTGGAATACAATTACTAGTAGCATTTGTTCTGAGTATAGGACTAATCTTATTTTCTAACATTGCTTTCAGCGAACCACAGTGGGTGCAGAAACCAATACAATGCGCATCACCAAAAGAAGTGCTTGATAGACTTGATAAAGATAAACTTTTACCTCTCTTTTCTGCAGTCGGCAATGCCAGAGTAGAAAATGAAATGTATGTAAAACCATATGGTTTCTTCTATAATGAGGATACTGAATATTGGGCATTTGTAGAGTTTTTTGATACAGAAATGATGTGTATTTTAGGAGTAGGTGAAGGAATAGACTTCAACGTACAGGATTAAATATATAAAGAAAAGGAGATAATAATGTTACATAAAATTATGGATATTGTTTCGTGGAATCCTAAACATTTAGCTGAAGCTGAGGTTGTGAAATCACGAGCACTTAAAGATGAAAAAGGTGGATATTGGTGGCATGCAAAACTAGCTTTTAAAGAAGCAGGTTTTTCTTTACTTATGTCAGTAGGGTGGTTTCTTCATGGTCTTTTGCCATGGCTTTTTGATTTTAAACTTCTAGAAGCTCAAGTCGATAGGTTAAGAATGATTTCTAGGATTTTACCTGATCTTCCACTATTTAAAAGAGTTAAATTTCTGAGAAAATAATGTACCCTGTGAGTGAAGGGCGTGTTACATTTTCAAGTGGCACTACAAACACGCCTAAAAAAATTTGGCATTCAAAAGAAAAATTAAATCTAACGTCAGAGGTTTATAAAAGAACTCATAACCTTGACGCGTCTTGTCGTATTCTCAATTTCATGCCGCGATATCATATTGGAGGACTAGCACTTGAACTTGCTGGTGAATATGTCGGCGCCTTAATTACAAATGTTGAATTTAATCCATATGGTTTTTTAGAACAGTTAAAAGAGTATAGTCATACGATGTTACCTGATTCATCTATTACTGCTCTTCGTAAAACAAAAAAGTTTGATGACTATAACTTTTCTAATAAATTTTTACATTGTGGATCTGAACCACATAAAAAAGAAAATATTTTGTCTTTAGTAGAAAGAGGTGGTACTGTCTTCTGCAATTGGGGTATGACAGAAATTGGTCCTATTTGTATACATACAACATTTGAACCATATGATACTGATCGAGTAGAAAAATATTTTGAACCTGGTTTTTTGCTTGGAGATAATTTTGAAATTGAATGGAAAACGGAGGACGGTGAATTAGTTGTAAGAAGTGATATGTCAATATATAAAGATTGGTTTTATACAGGTGATGTGGTAAAATATATAAATGGAATCTTGTACTTTATCAAGAGACGATAATTTTGTAATTGTTTCTGCAAACTCAGGTGGTAGAGGATGGAAGATGGCCCGTCTTTCTTGCTGC